ATGGGCGATATGACGCAGTTCCGGATTACCTACGACGGCCCGGCGCTGGCCACGCATGAGATGGATGCCAATGAACTGGCACCTGCGCTCATGGCCATGGCCGACCTTCTCGAATCAAGCGTGCGCGCACTTCATGGAGATCGCGCCAAGGCGCAGATCAACGTAAAAGGTTCGTTCAAAACCGGCAGCTTCAATGTCGACTTCACGACAGCGCTCAACTTCCTGAAGGCCGCAAAGGACATCTTCTCCGGCGATGGCATGGGTGCCATCGCGAATGCGACAGCGGTGCTTACCGCGCTGGGCCTTACGGCCAGGGCCGGGTACAAAGGCCTTGCCCAGGTCCTCGCGTGGCTTCGAGGCCGCAGCGTGACGCATGTTCAGATGAAAGAGGATGGAAACGTCACGCTCTTCTCGGAGTCGAACACGCTGGACGTCGAGTCCGAGGTACTGGTGCTACTGAGCGACGTCTCCGTGCGCCAGGCGTTCGACCGGGTGCTTGCCCCGTTGGATCGCGAAGGTATCGACACGTTTGCTGCAGGCGATCAATCCTCCTTCGCGTTGATCATCAGAGGGGATGAACGCCACTTCTTTTCCACACCGGCTGATCAAGACATACCGCTTCTCGATGACACCAGGAAAATGGCACTCTCGATTGTGTCGCTCGCCTTCAAAGACGAAAACAAGTGGCGGCTCTCGGATGGCAACGCCACGATCAACGCCAGAATCTCCGACGCTGAGTTCCTGCTGGGCGTGAACGCCAACACGATCTCCTTCAGCAAGGGAGATGTCCTGATCTGCGAGGTTCGAGTCACCCAATGGCAAACCCAATCGGGTGCAAAGACTGACTACGAGGTGGTAAAGGTGGTCGACCATCTGCGTGAAGCCAGGCAGATCGCCTTCCCAGGCATGCGCCGACCTCCCCCGCCCACCAACACGCCCCGGTAGAGCCGGACCGTTGGTCCGGCTGCATCGGGTCTAATTCGGCTTCTTCGGAGCATCCCGCCGGAACAGCTCCCACTCATCGATCCGGTCGCCGTTCGGCAAGTGGCAGATACCCCGCTCGTTGCCATCGCGGTCCTTCTCGATCATGACCTTGCCACCGCGCTTCACGCAGTACTCGGACGCCGGGTTTGCCATGCCAACAGGAACGCCATTCTCGCGTGCCTCCTGATTCTGCTGGGAACACCCCGCCGCTCCGGCTACCGCGATGGCGGCAACGAACACGGCAACGTTGATGCGAAGCATGAGCCTTCTCCGGAACTGCCCTATTGGACCAGGGCAGTGTGGAACCGGACTTGTGAACGTCCTGTAGCAGCGATACCGGTAGCGCCGGACCGTTGGTCCGGCGACTCTCCACGCAGCCCGCAGCCGCTAGTGCACGGCCGCAGCCGCCTTGGTGGCCTCCGTAACAGCCGCAGGCGTTAGAGACGCGTTAGAGACATCCACGACCGAGATCAGCGCCAGCAGATTCCTGATGGTCAGGTCTTCCACGGATCCCGGGCAGTGCTCCAGGATGTCGATCAGCGCAAGCAGCTCCACGATGCGCAGATCGTAGATGCGCAGCAGCTCGCGGATGACCCGGAACAGATCCTTCCTGGATACATCGTCTACGCCGATCAACCGGTTGACCAAGGTACCGGGTGCGTGAGGGTGTGCGCCGCGGGTGGCGTGAATGGCGCCAATGACATCGCTGAGCGTAAGCGACTCGAACGGCGTGTCGTTGGCAGTCAGATGCTCTTCGAGCGTAAGCCAGGTGGAGCTGCCCCACTCCAGGGTATCGGCGATCTGGCCGAAGTAGTGGGTGAAGTCGACGGAGGTGCGCGTAGGCGCGGTCAGGTTTTCGGATGACATGGCTGGGTTCCTTACTTGAGCCTAGGAACCCGCCACCTCGCTGCAAACCGAAGTGGCGGGCGGTACACGGTTTGCAGACCGGAGTAAGGCAACCGGCAGGCCTTGCGACCTCCGTGCACCGCCCGCCATAGAACTAGCGAGAACACGCCCATCGTCGATGCAACGGGCCCAAAAAGAAAGCGCCGTGCATCGGACGATGGGCGCTGGTGCGCCTTACAACAGTTCGGGCTGCAAATCCCGGTCACCGATTTTGCGGCGACAATGGGATGCTCCGCCTTAGGAAAGCGGCGCGTCAACGCGCCAGGGATAAATCTGTGCGCAGAGTATCAATCGCGCTCCGGAAGCGTGATCCATGCACCGTCATCTCTGGTCTTTCGCGACACAATCACCCTGCGCACTGCGGAACTCCCCAATCACTTTCTACTATGAATTCCCCACAAACGATTGAGATGGCAACTGGAAGCGATGGTCCAGCTCGCGCAATGCGAGCCAAGCCCCGTCAGGTCAACGATTGCAGTGGGAGGCTCAAGAGCCGGATGCCACCTCGACACCTTCGGAGAGTCGCGCCCTAACCGTCGCCACTCATCGATCCCGCCACTTCCCTGCAAATGCTAGATAGCCCGCTCGCTGCAAAAGTTGCCGGAGGAAACGCGATGTCCCGCGAAGAAGACACAACGCTTCAAGCTCGGCCTCGTCAAAGGGCGCGTGACCCGCCACGGTCGCAACGAACCCGCCACAGCAGGGCGTCCGCTTTGGGTAATCATCTCTAGTTCCCTGCCCCTCTGATGTCCGCTTTCGGCCAGAAGCGGACGTAGGCCCGCTAGCTGTCGCACGGGGGCTTAGCCGCCCCATCAGGCTCTCGAAGCCCGGCTCGGATTTCCTTCGCGACCCGCTTGGCCGATTCTGGCCAACCAAGCTCCATGGCCCCCACGCAGCCAGCAATCTCCGCCGCAATCGGCAGAGAGCAGATCGTCAGAGACGTCAAGCTTTCGACCGCAGATGTTGCACCGCGCGCTGACCATCGACACTTTCAGCATCAGAAAACCGAGCCACTAGAGAGACTCACGTCCGCTAATCGGCAAAAAGCGGACTTCGTGCGCCGCGCTATGAAGTCGTGCCAAGCGCGACGACTTAGTGCTTCTTCGGCTCAATTACAAGAAGCCGGCCTTGTATTCCGGGCACGGGCTGTTCCTCCATTGTGACAGGACCTGGTTCAGCAGGAATCAGCAAAAGAATCGCATCGCGGATGCCACTGGCAAGCATGTAGCGCTCAACCTGAGCGATCGCCATCTGGGTGTTCCTTCTGAAGTGACGCTTCAACTCGACAATCACCCGCTCATCGCCGTTTCGCAGTATCAGATCAGCATGTAGGTTGACACTGGGCGACAATCGCTCCTCCATTGAAATCTGAATTTCGGGAGCCACTGTCGAGAGATATCCGTGCAAGGCACCAACATACTGCGCCTCGTAGCGCTGAGCGCCGCCAGTGTGCGCCGTGGTACTAACGAACTGCTTCAGCAAACCGGCGGCTCGATCTAGCAGACTCGAAGACTGAGTTGTCACCAAACTAGACCGGATTTCATCTTTTCGGGCCTCAGCCTCCGCTTGAGCTTTCGTAAAGGATAGCCGCTCGGCAATCTGATCGATCAACATGCAAGCGAAGGCTGCTACGGAAACGATAGCAAGAAATGCCTCACTTTCATCGAAGTCGAGCTTGTAGTCGTGCGTCGAAGGGTTTCGCCATTCGGTACGATAGTTGGTGAGCTGTCGCAGTACGCGCTCCCGAAAAAGACGATGGTCCTCCAGGTACTTTTCGATGTCGTATGGACGCTTACGATCGGGATCTTGTCCTGCCAAAACTCTGTATGCCTCTTTGACACTTCCTTCAAACGCCTGGTTGGTCCTATAGATGGCGTCTGTATACGCAGTCTCATCCCCCGCCGACTGCCCGCGGGCCAAATGTCGATGTGCTGTTTCGATGTGTAGCAGCACGGCCCGAAGTCCGGGCATGTATTCGCCGTCATCGAGCGGGTCGATCTTGTGTTTAAGAGTGGCGAATAGGTCCATACGAGGTGCAACCCCCTAATTTAGCTGGTCCTGATAGCGAATTCAGAAGGAGTGATTTTTTCAAAGCCATACTTAGATCTGGCCCCAAGGCAGAAAAAATCGCACATCTGGCCTTAACGCACGAATCTTTTCCTGCCAGAGATGCAAGGACTGCATGACCTGTTGAAGCGGAACGCTGCCAAGCTCGCAAGTTGCAACTAAGTTTTCAGCCTCCCTAGATAAATCAAGTAAGCTCACACCCGCACGTCGGTGCTTCAGTAGTAGCAGCTCAGATGATATGAGGTGCAGTTCATTGACTCGGTCTGCTCGTTGCAGGCTGGTTCGTGTTTCATCCCCCACGTAGTTGATGACACGGATGCACCGCAGAGCTTCGTGTTTCAATGAGTTGAACTTGGCCTGCTTGGCCATAAGCAAGCCAGAGTAGTAGCCAGAAATTGCACCAGGCACCAGGGCCATTGCTACGTCGTAGACGAGATTGCTCGGCATCGGGCTAACAGCCTGTTAGTCGGGCCCCTTGGGGGCGGTCATCTGACTTGAAAATTTCGCTCCCCATTGCGAGTGCTCCGTTCCTTGTACAGCTGGATCCTATGCCAGCCAGGTCCGACCCACAAGCCGGCGGCGCCGGGCCCGGCAGTGAGTGCCCGGAAGTTGTCCTGCTCACGCTGATGGACATCATTGTTCCGCTGCTCCACGTCGCTGTCCGCTCTCGGCCAGAAGCAGACATCTACGGGCATAATGATTGAGGCTCCTCGTAATTTGCAAATCAGGGACTTAACCACTTGCGCTTTCCCGGCAGGTTGGCGTGAAATCATTGACAGGCAAAGGAGGTCCACTCATTCTTTCTGTCAGCATGGAGCACCGAGCACCCGCTTGGTACTCGAGAACGTTCGGCTCGTCGGGCGCTGGGCAGCGCTGGCGAGCAAAAACTTCCGCGCAAGCCTAGAAATCATTGACAGACGAACGAGGACTTCCAGTGAGCGAGGGCCAGGCGAACCGCTTCGACTACATAACCGCAGAACCATACCGTGTGCTCTTGGAAGCTGATTTCGCCGAGATGCATGCATGCTTGGAAGCCCGGGCATGGAAGGCTTCAATGGTGCTTGCGGGAAGCCTCATTGAAGCGGTCCTCGTTGAACACTTGGAATGGCTGTCACCGGAGGCTGAAGCAGTGCGAATCAGGAAGCTGATGCTTCAACAGGTCATCTCCGAGTGTGAGGCTCAGCACGAAATTACCGAGACCACTGCCAAGCTCTGCAGCGCTGTCAAGGATTACAGGAACCTTATTCACCCTGGGAAAGTGGTGCGCGATAGCGTCGCCGCGCCGGACCAGAGCAACGCCTTAATTGTTACAGCACTGGTAGGGAGGATAGTCCTAGAGGTCGCAGCATCGCGCAAAGCGAAGGCGGGACTGACAGCCGAGCAGCTGCTTCGAAAGATCCAACGGGACGGCGGCTCAATCGCCATTCTTCCGCATCTTCTTCGCGACATTGCGAATAAGGAGAAGCAGCGCTTGATGCTTGATGTGCTTCCGAAGGCATATGCGGAAAGCCTCGTATACGATGACTTCGAGTGGGATGCCGCACTTCCAGGCAGAATTTCTGCCGCCTATCGGCTCGCGATCAAGGAAAATCCGGAACTCGCCGGCGTGACGACGCTCCAGTTCTATACCCTAATTCGGAACGGCGAAGCGACAGAGATCGCTCGTCATCGCACTGCATTCTTCCGCCCTACTGATCTAGAGCACCTTGACGAGCACAAGCGGCCGGTCGTAGTTGACTACCTGATCGGCTTCCTGGCTGAGCAAGGAGATAGCATCCCCTTCGGCGAGCTGGCGGGAATCGGTCCATTCCTCACAATTGAAACGCTCCCGAAGTTCCTTAGCCCTATGCTTCGATACATACGAGCGGCGAATGTTTCCACGCTTGCGGTGCGATATGTCGCAAATGAGCTTGCCAAGCTTCCGGAGGATGTGAAGCCTTCCGCTCGCGAGCAGATCTCTAAGTTGATCGGCGTGCACAAGAATCGAGGAAACAGCAAGCATGCCGCTGAACTTGAAGAGCTCGTAGAGTGGATCGATTTTCCTTTCTGACCCGTCCCTACAGGTGCTTCGCTTACCCGCGATAAAGCGTACTCGGATGTCTTCCTCGTGCCTGTGATGCGTGAGCGGCCAACGGCCTATGGTCAACCCGGCCAGCGCCGTTAATAGGCAGCGAGATGCAAGCTGTAGGTCGGAGGCAGCGAGGATAGACCCCTTCCTTCGCGCCTTTTGGGAATTTTTGGATGCCCATCGGAAAACAGGTGAATCGCCAAGATTTCCGCAGACGATAGCTGGCTCGCATAGTCCGCTATTGGCCGAAAGCGGACTCGAAGTGTGCGCGGTTCCTGTCTACGGCGACGTGGAAGAATCAGTCACGGGTTCTTACCAACAGGCATTCGACTCCCCCCGTAGCACCCATGGAGTGCATTGGCCCGGAGTCCGACCTTAACCGGGCAAAAGGCAGCTTCTAGCACATGCCACTTGGACAGATGCGTGTAAGCAAGCCAATCAAAACCGCGATGGCCAGTGACGCAATGGAGACGAATCCGTATGCCATCTTGGCTCCGCGCTTTTGCGCATCATGAAGCGGCACGGCATGGACGAGCAAGAATGTGAAACAGACGCTCACCATTGCCGCGTATATAACCACACGCAGTGATGACTCAAATAGCAACAGGGCAAGCGTAGGGATGAGGAAGAAGATCGGTTGGAAGGGACTATTCGCGCTTCCACCAGTACCTGCTACCAGCAGCGTGGTGATAGCGATATTGATTAGGAACACAATTAGCGTCGCTGTTCTGTCAGGCACTCCATCGAATGCAGTGTTCTGAAAGAGTCCTACCCATAGAGACGACATTGAGTGGGCTAATACGAGCGTGGCTACCGAGACCAGCAAGAGCGTGAGAATCAACCAACTGTACTCAGGCTGGATGGGCTCTCCACGAAACATCGCCGTCCGCGATTGGTGCGCCCGCATGATGCTTGCTGCCACGAACATAAGAACGCCCAGAAGAACCTGGGACAGCAAGGCCCCAGTGATAATTGTTGCCGGATTCATCACTTCCCCCTTAAAGCTTCACTGCCCCCCCTTAGCCCAGCCGTTGGCCCAATCCTTGCGGCTTCCCGTAGGGCTCCGCGTAGCGGCCTCCGCCGCTGTTATAGCCCAGTGCACGCATTTCCGAAACCGCAAAAAGTGTACGGAAGCACTTAGCGGTCGGGCAATTGGCAACCCTATCCGCACGCCCGACGTCAATTCGTGCCGAGGCCCTTGATCTTGGCGTAGCACAAGAGACAGACGACAAGGATGGTTAGAAGCTATATGCCCTTTGCAAACCAGAGGCTACGCGCGCGTCGGGTGATGCGTGCGCAGTGATCACTGCTGCGAATCACTTGGTTCCGGCTGCCAAGCCTTTGCGTTTCAGCATGGCAGTATCTGGTTCCCCGCAGTAGTGCACAGCCGTCATTGGATGCACCACCGTTAGACCTGTCGTCGTAGTTTGGCCAGAAGACACCGCCATCATCACGTGGAGCCCTTCTAGCCTAACCTTCGCGTAGACGGTACATGGGCACTTCAGCATAAGTTGGCCGCACCCGGCAAAACCACCACTTGCGGCACATAAGCCATTGAATTTCCTACGCCAGCGAATCTACAGAGGCCTCAATTCGGCCAACTTGTGCTTTACGCTCTAGTACAAGTTGGCCGAAACGGCCAACTTATGCTTTCGCCCACAAGCCTGCGACGCGGCACTCAGTAGTGGTGGGCCCACCAGGATTCGAACCTGGAACCAAAGGATTATGAGGCCCGCAGCGAATGCTTATGCATCAATGAGATACGCTCTGGCATTTTTCCGGTGTGCTACCGTGAAACCATTGGTCGATCGAGGCCCGCCTTCGTATTTTTCCGGCTGAATTTGGTTCGATGCCTTCACGGTATGAAGCCCAAGCCTTACCGGCCCTGGGGGATGACGCAGGCGTCTGGCTGGTTGGTTACTCCTTTGAGCGGCCTGGGACTAAGCAGCCCGATCATTCAACCGCCGGGGCGTGAGCTACGGCGCATGAGTCTCCTCTACGGACTACGGCGAGCTGGATCCTGGAAGGCATCCTCCCCCGGCTGCTCCGGCTGCTCGTCCATCAGCGCCGCGAGGTAGGCCATGCCCTCTGCGATGGCCAGGTCCATAGTCTCTGAGTCGGCAATGGGTGGAAGGACGCGAAAGAAGCCGTCCGAGTTTGAGACGGAATATACGAAGGCCCGGCCGCCTAGGGGCATCCAGACGTCGATTCTGCACTGCACCCCGTTTCGAGATCGGGCGTAATTCTGCACCTGCACGGGGAGATGCCTGTGAGCAACATTACGCCCGTCTCTCTGACCATCGAACATTGTGGTTCCTTGCTCAGCCAGTAGTTGCTTCCGCCAGCTCCATGCTGCCCAGACCAGGGCGGGGCATGCTTCTTGGGGCCGCCGTCTCGGTGGCGATCAGTTCTTTCTGCCGCCTTCCTCTAACGCCTGCAGGGCCTTATCCACGCTGAGCGACCCGGACACCTGGCTGGGCGGGTAGTCCTTGAACGTCGCCAGGAATGTACTCACGACGCCGGTGGCGGGCATCATCACCCAGAGCTTCTCGCCCCACCACTGGCCGTAGGACGTGGACTCGGTCTGGTACCGCTCCCACGGATCGACCCGCAGGTTGGTTACCAGAGGCACGTTGGTTGAATCCTCCTTGCCGCTGAACAGGTTGCCCACGATGGTCTTGAAGGTGATCTTCCACTGGTTGTAACGCACCGCCATCAGATCGGCGTTGTCGCTGAAGTAGAAGAATTCGCGACGCGGGCTCTGCGCTACCGTGCCCTCAAAGAAGGGCTTGAAGTTGTAGCCGTCAAGATGGTTCCTGAAGGTCGTAGTGCCTGCCTGGTAGCCCTTAAGCAATTTTTCCTTGAGGTCCGGCTCGCCAGCAGCCGCCGCCAGCGTTGGCATCCAGTCTTCGGCAGACATGATCTCGTTGATTATTACCCCGGGCGGGATCACACCGGGCCAGCGGGCCAGCATTGGCACCCGGAATCCGCCCTCGTACACGGTGCCCTTTTCGCCCCGAAACGGATGGTTGCCTCCGTCAGGCCAGCTGAAGATCTCGGCACCATTGTCGCTGGTGAACAGTACGATCGTGTTTTCTGCGACGCCCAGCGCGTCCAGCTTGGCCAGCAATTCCCCCACGATCCAGTCCAGTTCAGCCATCGCGTCGGCAAATAGGCCGTACCCGGTCTTGCCATCCCATTCCTTGGACAGGTGTGTCCACGAATGGCACCGCGTGGAGTTGTGCCAGAGGAAGAATGGCTTGCCTGCCGTGACCGAGCGCTCGATGAAGTCGCAGGACCGCTTCACCAGGTCCGCGTCGATGTCTTCCATGTTCACCTGCGCAGAATCGTCCAAGCCCGGGTGCGGCGGCAGGGGCCCTGCATCGGTGATCTTCTGCCTGCCGACTCGTCCCCAGCGCGGATCCTCGGCGGCATCGTCCTCATCGGCCGCTACGCTATGAATGATGTTGCGGGGCCCGAACTTCTCGCGGAAGCTGGCGTCCTTCGGATACTCCGGGTCATAGGGCTCCTCCATCGCGTTGAGGTGGTAGAGAATTCCGTGGAACTCGTCGAAACCGTGCACCGTGGGCAGGTATTCATTGCGATCACCGAGATGGTTCTTGCCGATCTGCGCCGTCGCATACCCCAGTGGCTTGAGGATCTCGGCGATGGTCGGGTCGGAAGCCTGCAGCCCCTGCTTCGCTGCAGGCAGGCCCACCTTGAGCAACCCGGTCCGGAAGGGCGTTTGCCCCGTAATGAACGCCGCGCGGCCTGCGGTGCATGACTGCTGACCGTAGTAGTCGGTGAAGAGCGCTCCTTCCGTGGCCAGCCTGTCGATGTTGGGCGTCGTTCCACCCATCATGCCGCGATGGTATGCGCTGACGTTCCAGATGCCGACATCATCGGCCATGATCATGATGATGTTCGGCTTGGTGGCGGTATTCATTGAGCAGCTCCGTTGACTCGGCAAAACGCCGGCCGCTGGATGGATTCTGGACGCTGCTAGAGCTCACTACCGCCGAATTTTTACGTGACGTGACTCGGTAATACTACTCAGACCTGCGCATCCGTACCGCCACCGGACCGAGGGGTGAGAGTTCGGATTCCGCCGGCATTCCGCTCGACGCGTAGCCGGTCGATCTCCGCTCGCAGCCGGTCTTGATAGCGGGTCACCCACGTCTCGGCGCCTGCCCGGCCCTGGGCTAATCCTGTGCATCGGACCCGGCGGAGGGTGCTGTGGGGGCGCTGCCGGTCGAGGAAAACGAACCAGGTGCCGCGCTCCTGGTATAGCTGCGCGACCCACACCCCATCACACGCGATCACCGTGTCAAACGGCGCGGTCGCGGCGGCGCGTATCCAAAAGAAGTCAGGAGGGAGCATGGCGCGAAATCCTACGGGTCCGGCTCTCAAATCCTGCGACGGTGGCCAAGGATTCGTCCGCCGTGCGGACCCGCAGAAATCAGGGCGAATCTATTACCGCCCCTACTCTGCGGGTCCGCGCCGCGTCCAGCTGGAGCCCACCCTGTGGGTGGCGTCTCCCCCGTTGTTGGCGAGGAGGATTGCTCCGGATCGGTGAAGGCCGCGCGAATTCGGTCAACCGCATCGTTGCTGGGGCTCGACGGCGGGGACAGGGGGAGCGGCTCTCCCCGTCACCGCCCTACAGCGGCCAGGGATCGCCCAGAGCCCGTCTCGACTAACGTCGCAATCCCAATCCGGGCCCGCCAGAGTCTCGGCGGCACCGTGCGGGCGCCGGGACGACCGGTAGATCGCGTCAGCCACGGCCTCCATCTCGGTGCCAAACCACCTGTAGCCGTTGACGCAGATCTCGACAGGGTTGTCTGCGGGATGGGGGTACTGCGGCGCCAGGTCTTGGAGCTGAGCAGCCGCGTCGTCGATGGTGAGGTCACGGAAACCCGGGGTAGCCGCCCATCGGTCCAGTTTGCTTATCGCACCTGGGGTCATGGTAATGCTCCTTCACGAGCCGGGCATCAGATGATCACGCCGAAGGGGTAAAAGTGACGCGAACGCCCACGATCAAGTAGGGAGAGCGGTCACAGTATGTGCGGTCGATTCGTCCAGACCCCGATCCGAGACGCTGCCAGCCTGGGCTTCCCCCAGCTGGTCGGCGACCTGCTATCCATGCCAGCCAGCTACAACCTGGCGCCGACCCACCGCGCCTCAGTAGTGCTGGACCGTGGCGAGGGACTCCAGATGCAGCGCCTGGCATGGGGCCTGCTGCCGTTCTGGGCCAAGGCCAAGGGACTGCAGGGCTCCACCATCAATGCCCGCATCGAAACGGTAGCCACGAAACCAGCGTTCCGCAGCGCGTTCAAGGCGCGCCGCTGCCTGATCCCGATGGCCGGCTACTACGAGTGGTCGGTCAACCCGGACGACAAGAAGAAGGATCCGTGGTTCATCCATGCGGCGACGCCCCTATGGGCCGCCGGCCTCTGGGAAGACGCCAGCAAGCTGCTGGGCGAAGATAACCTGGGCACCTTCACCGTGATCACCGGCGACAGCAGCGGGGTGTCGGCTGATATCCACGACCGGATGCCCGTGTGGTTGGCACCGGGCCAGGCCCAGGAATGGATGACCGCTTCCCCTGACGCCGCGATGGCAATGCTGCTATCCAGCGAGACGCCGGCAATGGAGGCCTATCGGGTGAGCCGGGCAGTCAACACGCCACGCAACAACGTCGAACAGCTCCTGCAGCCCGTCGTCGCTTGAGGGGCGATAGGGGGCGTGCGACGGGCGGCAGTGGTGTCAGGCTTGAGCTATCGGGCCTAAAAGGCGATTTTTTTGATGTCCATCGGAAACAGGTAACTTAGGTAACCACCCCTATCACAGCGCCAGAAACCACAATTAATTCAATGGTTTATAAAGATTTCTAAAAGGTAATTTTAGGGTAACGTCTAGGTAACCTGATTACCTTTTTGGCAGGTAACATCAGCCAACTGGAATTTCCTTTGAAATCAATGACATTACTCCGGTCATCCATCGCCATTACCTCAAATTACCGACCGAGGTAACGTCGCGAAACCCTTGTGGCAGTAGGCATCACCCACGTTTTTTGTGTGCGGATTACCCCGTTACCTGTTTCCGATGGGTGTCCAATTAATTCCACGCGTCGCTCGCCCCGCCAGAGGCGCCCTGTGAGGGCCATCGATGCGCCCTCGGTTGCAGGGTTCCGCAGGGCGATGAGGCCGCAATTGCTAGCCCTCATAGGCCGCTACGGTGCCCTCTCCGGGGGTGCCGCAGGGGTGCAGAAAAAGAGGCGTCCGAAGAGCGCAGGCGTGGCGGGGAGACGAGTGCGCTCGCTGGGCGCTGACAGGCCGCGGACCATCGTGGTTGTTGACGACACTCAAGCATTGAGGTACACCCTCGTCATCATCACGGAGAGATGACAATGCTGAAGCAGATCGTGGAAGTCCGTGGGCTGGGAATCCTTCACCAGACCTCCAGTTCGCCCCTTTTCAATCAGGTCACGCTTGGTTTCGCAGAGAATGGTCGCGGCAAGTCGACGCTGGCCTGCCTGCTGCGCTCATGCTCGAAGGGGGACGTGACGGAGGTAACACGTCGAAACACCATTGGCGGTACCAATCAGCTCACCGCTTCATTGCAGTTCTCGGATCCCACGGGTATCGCTTTGCTAGCCGACGGCGCTTGGTCGGCCACATGCCCGGAGCTGATAGTTTTTGATACAGAGTTCGTACATCGAAACGTATATGCCGGCTTGGACGTGTCACCGGACCAACGAGCGAAGCTCCTAGAGTTCGCGTTGGGCGAGGAGGCGGTAAGCGCAAAGAGCGCCCACGACAAAGCAAATACAGACCTATCTGCGGTCAATGCAAGACTGAGAGACCAGACGACGAAAGTGACTGCCAAGAGAGGCGACCTGTCGCTTGCGACCTACAAGGGGCTGCAGGTTCCAGCGCAGCCAGAAGAAGATCGTAAAGCGCTGCAGGCTCGTTTGGCTGCGGCTAACAACAATGCCGCGATTCAAGCAAAAGTCAGCCCGACGCAAGTTCCAGCGCCGCAGTTCAAGGCCGATCAGCTTTTCCAGATACTGAATACAACCATTACCGATATCGCCACTAACGCAGAGAGCCTGGTAAAGAACCACCTTGCAAAGAGCTCCGCGCCTGGCTTTGAGCACTGGATATCGCAAGGCTCCCAATATGAAGTGGGAAAGGAGTGTCCTTACTGCGGCGCTGACGCAAGTCAATCAGCACTGATCGGGGCTTATCAGGCTCACTTCAACGAAGAATACAAGCAGCTTAAGGCCAAGACGTCAGGCCTGGAGGCCCAAGCAAACCAGCGGCTGGGGGACGCAGTCGTCGATTCGTTAGAACAGCGGTTCCACACAGCGCAGGCGCAGATTAGCGGCTGGGCGGACCACTTACACTTGGAACCGGTGAGCTTCAACGCCGAAGGCATGAAGAAGAATCTGGCAGATCTTCGAGAGTTGATTGTTCCTTTAGCAAGGAACAAGTCATTGTCCCCTCTGGAGGCGGTTGGCACAGAAGCCGACATTGTCGCTGTGGAGGCAATCTGGGCTGATGCAATCAGCCATGTTGTCGCGGCGAACGCCTTGATTTCAGCCGCATCTTCCAAAATTGAAGCGTTCAAGCAGAGCGTCGGCGGTGAGAGCTCGGCGGCCGTCTCATCGCAGCTTGCGAAATTGAACGCGAGCGTCTATCGCCATTCCCCCTCCGGTGTCGCGGAACTGTTGGAGCTGGACGATCTCACTTCTCAGTCAAAGGCCCTCAGCAAGACCAAGGAAGCGACGAGGGCTAGTCTCGACTCACTGATGGCATCCAACCTTGCCACGTTTATGGAAGAGATCAATCGATTGTTGAGCGAGTTTGGCGCACAGATCAGCATAGAGAACTTCACTGCCGGCTATCGCGGCGCAGGAGGGGCGCCGCGCAGCAACTACGGCATCAGAGTGCGGGGTGAGCCAATCAACCTGACGGGCACCGAGGGAACCGCGTTCGGCAATTCCCTAAGTGAGGGCGACAAACGCGCGCTTGCTTTCGCGTTCTTCATTGCCCGGCTGCGTGCCGATCCAAACTTGGCTCAGAGGATAGTCGTGATCGACGATCCTATGTGCAGCCTAGACCGGCGGAGAAAAAGCTCCACTTTACGGACCCTGAAAACATTGGCGAAGCAGTGCACCCAGCTGATCGTGCTCGCCCATGATCCGTTCTTCCTCAGAGAGCTGGAAGAGGGACTTCTCAAGTCTCCATTCAAAACCCTGGGCCGCGCGGGCTTCAAGGTCGACGCCACGTCCGGCAATTTCTCTGACTTCTCCGCACTGGATCTGGCACAGGAATGCAAAGGCGCGTACCAGCACAACTTGGAGACGGTCCTAACCTTTCTTTCTACGGGAGCCGGCGCAGCTCAAGCCGCCCCCGCCCTTCGACTGGTAGTCGAAGGGTCGCTTCACAGACAGTTTCCGTCACTCATCGCTCGGGGAATGATGCTCGGTCAGTGTATTTCTTACGTCACCGACGCCCCTGCGACCAGCCCGCTCGCGCGGCTAACGCCCTTCAAAGAAGAGCTTTATGCGATTAACGAGTACGCCAGCCAGTTCCACCATACCGAGGGCGAACCTGCTGCAGATGTAACTAACTTGGACAGCGGGGAACTCAGAGCATTCTGCGAAAGGGCCGTTGCTTTCGTCTTCCGATAGATCAGACCGCTACACGCGCTCGATGAACCACCCGTAGGTGGTTCATCGAGCGGTCGCTAGCTCAAGACCTAAGCAGACGTGACCTAGCGACATCGTGATAATGGCCGGTCATCTCGATGCCAGTCCAGCTGTACCCCTCGAGATCCGCCGCTACCAGTGTGGTGCCCGAGCCAGCGAACGGATCAAGAATCCTTCCACCGTCCTCGCAGATCCGTACGAGCTGCCGCATGAGGTCGGTCGGCTTGCCGGTCATGTGATGCTTGTCGGCCTTTCTCACCGCCTCACGGATGACGCCAGGCAGCACCGGTGCGCGCCGCCCCAAGGGCATGTTGCCCTTGCTGCCCCACACCACGTACTCGGCCTGGTTGCGGAAGCGCCCCAACTGCGGGCGCACGCCCTCGGTCTTGTCCCACACCGCCACGCCACGCCAGGTAAAGCCAGCACATTGCAGCGCGTCTGTGGTCAGCGGCAGCTGTCGCCAATCCGTGAACAGCAGCACGGGCGCCCCGTCCTTCAGCACGCGGCTGCACTCGGCAAGCCACAGCCGCATCCATGCCAGGTGCGAGCGCTGGTCGCGTTCGTCGCCGACAAAGTCAGCATGCAGCTGCTCACGTCCCCCCTGCATGTACTTCACCTGCGGGGACTGCTGCCTGGACGATGCGTGCGTGCCGCCACTGGCGTAGGGTGGATCAGTGATGAGGGCGTCGAAGCTGTTGGCTGGAAGGGTCGGCAGGACGGTCAGGGCATCGCCGTGGATCAGTTCGTTCTTCATGGGTAGAGCCTTCTTGGTGTCGCTCGCGGCGATCCGAGGGGAGGCTCTCGGCCTTCATGTGGTTCAGCACCCCACAACGGGGGCACTTGATCTGGATCTCATAGACGCCGCCGGCCTTGGCCAGCAGCTTGGCGCAGTCGCCACAACGCAGGTTCTTCATGCCACCGCCGGTGCGAGTTCGAAGGGCGCGAAGCGGATCACGTCTTGGCCCAGCCAGTCGTTGAGCGCGGCCATTCGCGTCTGCAGCGGGGCGAGCTCCATCGCCGCCCACACCGTCGCGGCATCGCGGATCGAGCCGAAGCCCCCGCTGTTCTGGGGCACGATGCCGAGCAGCTGCGGCGGAACGCGCAGCGCTGCCAGCATGTCATCGCGGGTCACGCCCTTGATGTTGGCGAACTCATCCCTTGCCGCGACCTCGCTCACCGGAATGATCTGCAGGCCGTCCTTCTTGCCATTGGGCGAGTGCACGAACAGGTTCCGGAAGTTGCCCGGTCCGCGCGCCTGCTTGAGTGCCTCGCGCAGCCCGGTCACATCGGACGATTCCGCTTGGGAATCGGTCAGATACAAGATGAATCCGGCGTGCGAGCCGTTGTTGTAGTACTTGCGGCGGAACAGCGTGGCCGACTCGTTGAGCAGCGCAGCCTGCACGGCCGGCATCCATTCGGGTAGGCCATAGATCTCCTGGTCGGCGTCCGACTCGCGCAGCTGGTAGACCTGGCCTGCCGGAAACTCATGCTCCAGCCGGCCGGCGCGCACCTGAAAGTACTCGCCTTCCTCCACACCACGGCGCATGTACTGGGCGAGCGGCACAGTCAGGCCCCGCACGCGCCCGGAGACGGCGCCCTGCCGCTCGACGTAGGCCATGCCGAAGGTGGTGTAGTCCAGCGCCAGCTGCGCGAACGTGGCGCGGCTCATGAGCTTGTGGGGCATGAACGTGCTGACCAGCATGTTCCGCTTGAACGTCAGGCCGCTCTGCAGGTACGGGTTGGCCCGCGTGGTGCGGGACAGGCCCTGCAGACTCACCGGCGGCTCGTAGTAGCGCCCGTTGCGCCAGCATTCGAGGTAGTCGAGGATGCCGCGCGATTCCAGCACCGGCGTAGGCTCGCCGAAGGTGAACGCTTCGATAGGCCGTGCCGGCGCGGTGGCGCCGCCCTGGTCGGTGTCGATCATCAGAAAATCTCCATGGTGCTGCGGGCGGCGGCGCCGCCTTCGAGCGGTTCGTTCTGCAGGGCGTGCAGCAGCGCCCACGCCAGGTCGGCGTGGCCGGTCGTGCGCGAGCGCCCTGCCGTGTAGGTGGTCTGCCGACCGCTGGCAGTGCTTGTCTTCTGGATGGCGAGCAGCGATTGGGTCATGTCGGTCCAGCCGGCGTCGTATTCCAGCCGTTCGTTCTTGATGACATCGAACGCCTTGAGCACCAGCCGCGTCTTCACCTCGGGCGAGTAGCTGAAGGTGGTCAGGCCAGGGAAGAACTGGCGGACCAGCTGGGCCACACCGGTGCCCATGCCAGTGGCGTCGATGCCGATATAGGTGACCCAATAGCGCTGGGTCACCTTCTGGATGAACGCGGCCTGGTCGGCGAAATCCATTCCTTTGAACTGGTGGCGTTCCAGCACGCGGAACTTGCCGCCGGGCACCTGCGGGGGGGCCACGACCACGATGCCCGCGCTGTCGCCCGTCTCGGCCGGGTCGTAGCCGATCCACACCGGGCGGTCCCCATACGGCCGCATGGCGAATGGACTGAAATCGCCCGCCCATTCCACCCAGCTGTCCACCTGGCAGGGCTGCAGCATCGTCAGCGGGAAGACGCTGGCGCTGTCGTCCACAAACTCGCACATCAGCAGGTTGGCAAACTCTTCGGCGCTGTAGTCGCGCCGCAGCTCGGCGACGTCGAACAGGTCGCAGCCCCGGTCGGCCGCATCCAAGACGGTGACGATCTGGCGCCAGATGGCGTCCTCGCACCGCCGGCCGCTGCCCAGCCGGCCGTGGCTGACATCGATCGACACCTGCTGGGAGGTGGGCTTGCCCTTGTTGAAACGCTCGCCCGTCCAGAAGTCGTAGGCTTCGTGCGCCATGGTGGACGGCGTGCTGAAGTAGGTCTTGCGCCACTTCTTGTGCATGGCCATGCCGCTGGCTACCTTGTTCAGCTGGTTGAAGCCGTAGGTCCAGAAGAACTCATCGAAGTAGAAGTTGCCGTGGTAGCCCTGCGCTGTACGCGCATTGGTGCCCAGGAAGAACAGCTCAGCGCCGTTAGCCAGGACAATAGGGTCACCGGTCAGGTCGCGGTCGAGTACTTCACGCACAAAGCCCCGCATGTAGCCGAGGAAGATGTGCGCCTGGCTCTTGGAGGCGCTGAGGAAGATCTGATTACGGCCGCTGACAAGCGCGTCGATCAGCGCTTCGCGGGCGAAGTAGTAGGTGGCACCGATCTGCCGCGACTTGAGGATTACCCGCGTGCGCTCATTGCCGGCGCGGTACCAGTCGCGCTGGTAGTCGAAGCACCCGTCGAGGAACGCCTGTTGCAGCCGCTCGACCTCTTCCTCGCTGAACTCGTTCTTGCGGGCCTTCTTCTTCGGCCCGGCGTTGCGGTTGGCCACGGCCGGGTTCAGGTCCGCCTCGTTGCCGCCGCCCTGATATCGCTGGATACGCGCCTGCCGCTCCAGCTGGCGGTGGAGCAGATCAATCTCTTTGAAGTCGCCGCCGGTCTTGCCTTCCTTGTGGATCAGGATGGCCAGCCGCGCCTCCAGCGCGCCGCCGATTCGCTCCACGCAGTCTGCACGGTCCCATTCGTCGCGTGCCTTCCAGCTGTGGACCGTCTTTTCCTTCTCGCCGATCAACTGCGCGATATCGCAGATGCGCCAGCCCATCCAGTACAAAAACTTTGCCTGGCGGCGGGGATCAACGTTGAGTTTTTCGGCTACGCTTTGCACCTCTACAGGTTGCCTGTCGCCTCGCGCGCGCGACACGAAAAACCTGCGTATATCAGGCACATACACGCTCATCGCGTTGCCGCCACATATTCCTCACCCGAACATGGCTCATCGCATCGACAACCGATGCGCACTGATACCAGCCGAGGGCGAGATGGCCAGCAAGACCGACAAGAAGCGTTCCCAGTTCTTCCGCGTGGCTGTCGAAGGCGCCACCACCGATGGCCGCGTGATCGAGCGTCAGCAGATCGTGGAAATGGCCGAAACCTACGACCCCGAGGTCTACGGCGCCCGGATCTGGATGGAGCACTACCGCAGCGCGCTGCCGGACAGCCCGTTCCGTGCCTACGGCGACGTGGTGGCGGTGAAGGCTGAAGAAGTCGAGATCGCCGGCAAGAAGAAGATGGCGCTGTTCGCCCAGGTCGACCCGACCGCTGACCTGGTCGACATGGTCAACGTGCGCAAGCAGAAGGTGTTCACCAGCATCGAGATCGCCCCGGAATTCGCTGACAGTGGCAAGGCCTACCTGTACGGCCTGGGCGTAACCGATTCGCCGGCCAGCATCGGTACCAACATGCTGGCCTTCTCGGCCAAGAACCCGGAAGACAGCCCGTTCAAGGACCGCAAGCAGGCGCCGGGCAACCTGTTCTCCGAAGCGGCTGAAACCGAAATCACCTTCGCCGACGTTGAGCAGCCCGAGGTGCGACAGGGGCCGGTGGCCGCTCTGCTTTCCAGTCTGGGTCTGGGCGCGAAGGCCAAGCCCGCACCGGCGCCGGTGAAGGAAACGGTGGACTTCGACGTCACCGAGTTCGCCACCCAGCTGTTCGGCGCGGTCAGCGAGCAGGACGCGGCCATGGCCAAGCTGGAGCAGGACAACCGCAACCTGGCCGCCCAGGTGCAGAACCTGTCGGCGCAGGTTGCCGGCTTCCACAAGAAGCTGGACGAAACCCCGCAGACCTACGTGCAGCGTCCGGTCGTTGCCGGCAACACCGCCGGTAAGACCAGCGAAGCCACCGACTGCTGATCGACCCCCCCCCTCTTCAGGCTTCACGGAGCAACCATGCGCACCGAAACCCGCGTCCAGTTTGACCAGTTCACCACTCGCGTCGCCCAGCTGAACGGCGTTGCCAGCGCCGCCAACACCTTTGCCGTCGACCCCACCGTCCAGCAGACGATGGAAGCGCGCATCCAGGAGAGCAGCGCCTTCCTGACCGCGATCAACATGCCCGGCGTGATCGACCTCAAGGGCGAGAAGATCGGCGTGGGCGTCAACAGCACCATCGCCGGCCGTACCGACACCAGCGGTAGCGGCGAGCGCCAGCCGGCCGATGTGACTGCACTGGACAGCACTGGCTATGAGTGCGTGCAGACGGATTACGACACCGCCATCAAGTATTCGCGCCTGGACGCGTGGGCACGCCAGCCCAACTTCCAGACCCTGCTGCGTGACGCGATCATCCAGCGCCAGGCACTGGACCGCATCATGGTGGGCTTCAACGGCACCAGCATCGCCAAGACCACCGACCGCGCAGCCAACCCGCTGCTGCAGGACGTGAACAAGGGCTGGTTCCAGAAGTACCGCGAGCATGCCCCGAGCCGGGTACTGGCCGGCGGCGCAACCCCGGGCGCGGTGAAGATCGGCGGCGCCGGCTCGGACTACGCCAACCTGGACGCGCTGGTGATGGACGTGGTGTCCACGCTGATCGAGCCGTGGCACCAGCAGGATCCCAACCTCGTTGTGATCCTCGGCCGCAACCTGGTGCACGACAAGTACTTCCCGATCATCAACAAGGACCTGGCCCCGACCGAGCAGCTCGCCGCGGATCTGGTGCTGGGCACCAAGCGCATCGGCGGCCTGCAGCCGGTGATCGTACCGTTCGTCCCGGCCAATGCGCTGATGGTCACCTCGCTGGACAACCTGTCGATCTACTGGCAGATCGACGGCCGCCGCCGCTACATCATCGAGCAGCCGCAGAAGAACCGCGTGGCGAACTTCGAGTCGTCCAACGATGACTACGTGGTCGAGGACTACGGTCGCGGCGCGCTGGTCGAAAACATCGTGGTTCAGGACTGACGCCATGGCCAGCAGCCCCGCCAAGCGTCACCTGCAGCGCGTCCTGGCCGAACAGGCTGCGGCCGCGACCGCCGGCAGCAGCCTGATGGCCGGCACCACCATCTACCAGCAGATGCAGCTGCAGTTGGCCAATGACCGCGCTCGCCTGAAGCAGATCCAGTCGGGCGAGGGCAAAGCCAAGCTCAAGGCCCTGGTGCTGCCGGAGTACTCCGATTACGTCGACGGCGTGCTGTCGGCCAATCAGGGCGGGCCGGACGACGTGGTGGCTACCGTGATGCTGTGGAACATCGACGCCGGCGACTTCAACCGTGGCTTGGACATCGCCGAGTACGTCCTGGCCCACCGCATGCCCATGCCGGATCAGTTCAGCCGCACGACCGGCTGCCTGGTCGCCGAGGAAGGAGCAGTGGCCGCACTCAACGCGCAGAAGACCGGCGGTGAATTCGACCAGGGCGTGCTGGATCGGGCGGTCGCGCTGACCGAGGGACACGACATGCCCGATCAGGTCCGCGCCAAGCTGCTGCTCGCCCGTGCACGTGGCCTGCTGCAGACCGACACCGAGCAACTGCCGCTGACGGCCGAGGCGGTCGATCTGGCCGTTGCCGACCTGGTCCGCGCCATCCAGCTGCACGATTCGTGCGGTGGCAAGAAGGATCTGGAAGGCGCCCAGCGTCTGCAGAAGAAATTCGCGGGCAACCAGTCCAACGACTGATCCGCACAACGAGCGTCCCCGCGACCCCGCCGGCTCGGGGCTGATCACCAGGCTTCTCTCCCCTGGTGTGACGCCCCGACCACCGGCGACTTATTGAGGCCACCATGAGCAGCTTCACCGCCAACGCATCGCCCAACCAGCAGCAGAACCCGGTTACTGCCGGCCCGTTCTGGCCTGAGATCGATGTCGCGGCGCTGCGTGAAGCGATCCGCATCACCGGCGACGTCACGCCGGCCCGGATGCGCAGCGTGGTGGTCAGTGCCGTGATGTCCGTTACCCGCGAGCTGGTCGATTACCGCGTGGCCAAGGAGAAGGCCGGATACGCCCGGCTGGATGACGTGCCTTCGGAGCAGATCGACGGCGTGTCGCAGCTGGTTCAGCTGTATCGGCAAGCCGTGTACTGCGCCACGGCTGTTGTACTGCATGAGCGGTACCGCTCCTACGACGCCACGGCACAGGGCAACCAGCGCGCTGATGATCTGACCCCGACCATTGATGAGATCCGCCGCGACCAGCGCAATGCAATCAGCGATCTGCTGGGGCAGCGACGCCTGACGGTGGAGTTGATCTGATGCGTGTGGTGGCCCTGCAAGGCGACACCATCGACGCGCTGTGCCACCGGCACCTGGGCACCACCGCCGGCATGGTTGAGCAGGTGTTGGATTTGAACTACGGGATCAGCCTGCACGGGCCGGTCCTTCCAATGGGCACCGTCGTGGTGCTTCCCGATGTTCCCACCCCTTCCACTGGCGCGGTGATGCGCCCCCTGATCCAGCTTTGGGACTGATGATGACCGAACCTACCTCCACCGGAAGCATGGTTGCACTGGCCACTGGCGTCGGCCTGGCATCGCTGCTGCCCGGCATCGACGCCGACGCCTTCATTGGCGCCTTCGCCGGTGCCACGCTGTTCGTTGTATCCGCCAAGGATCTGTCGATCTGGAAGCGGCTGATCTACCTGGCCATCAGCGTGGTGGCCGGCTACCTGGGCGGTACCGAGGTCATGCGGCGCTTCGACGTGACCTCCAGCGGTCTGGCGGCGTTCTTCTGCGCTGCCACGATCATCACGCTCACCTTGGCCCTGATCGAGCGCAGCCGTACCGCCGATCCGGCCCGCCTGCCGCGCGGGGGCACCGATGGCTGAGTTCCTGAGCGCAACCACGCTGCTGTGCTGCCTGGCCATCTGCGTGCGCCTGCTGACCTACCGTCCCGCCTGCGGTTCCCGCCACCGCCACGGCGTTGCCTGGTGCGCGTGGCTGCTGATCGCCGCCACCGGTGGCCAGGCGCTGCAGATCATCCTGCAGGGCGCCAAGGCCCCCGCCAGCGGCTGGCAGCTGATGCTGTTGGTGGTGCTGCTGATCGTCACCTACCGGGCGCGTGGGAACGTCGCCCACCTCTTCGGAGTGGACTGACCATGCTGACCGCCACACAGCTTGCCCAGGCGATGCAGTGCCCGATGCCGCGAGCGCAGCGCTGGGTCGAGCCGCTCAATGCCGCCATGAAGCGGTTCGGCATTTCCACACCGCTGCGGGCCGCTCACTTCCTCTCCCAGCTGGGCCATGAGAGCCTGAGCCTGACCCGCGTCGAAGAGGGGTTGAGCTACAGTCGTGAGCGACTGCTGGAAGTGTTCGGCAAGTACGTAAGCCCCACTGAGGCAGCGGCGTTCGTCCACCAGCCGATCAAACTCGGCAATCGCGTCTATGCCAAGCGCAACGGCAATGGCAGCGAATCCAGCGGCGACGGATACAAGTTCCGCGGCCGTGGCCCCCTGATGCACACCGGGCGTGGGAACTACCGCCGTATGGGCCAGCTGATCGGCCAGCCGTTGGAAGAGCAGCCGGCCCTGCTGATCGAACCAGAGATCGGTGCGATGGCTGCTGCCGCCTTCTGGGCGGACTGTGGCCTCAACGCCTACGCCGACCAACGCGACGTGCTTTCGGTCAGCCGGGTGGTCAATCTGGGCAATGCCCGCTCCCGGGCCACACCCAACGGCTTTGCTGATCGCACCGCACGCCTGCAGCGCTGCATGACCGCTCTGGGGGTGCGCTGATGCTCAACCGAGCCATCGTCCTGGTCGCGCTGCTGCTTGCCGTCGCCGGTTTGGCCACGTGCCAGCAGCAGCGCATTGGGCGCGCCATCGCCCAGCGCGATGACGCCAAGGCTGAGCTGGCCGCCTCCAATTCCACCAACGCTGCCCTTCTCCGCAAGCTGGCCCTCGCCGAAGGCACCACCCGCACGGTGACCGAGTACGTGGATCGGGTTCAGGTTGTCCATGAGCGCGGCGCCACCATCGTCAAAGAGGTTCCCGTCTATGTCACTGCGAATGCTGATGCTGCCTGCACTGTGCCTGCTGGTTTCGTGCAGCTCCACGACGCCGCCGCGAGCGGCAACCCCCTTCCCGGCGTTGCCGGAGATCCTGATGCGCCAGCCCCCGGCATTACGCTCTCTGACGTTGCCGAAACCACCGCAGCCAACTACGCCAACCACCACGCCACCGTCGCCCAGGTGACCGGCCTGCAGCAGCTGGCGACCCAGCTGCAAGAAGCTCTGCGGCAGTGTGACGCGCCATGAAGAAGCCCCAGCAGCTGCGTGACCATCTGGTGACTGCCATCCCGGCACTGGCCGACAACCCAGACCGGCTGTTGATCTTCGTCGAAGGGGGTGGCATTGCCGGCACCTACAAGCCGGGCCTGAGCTTCGAGTACCGCTACACCATCGAGATGGTGATCACTGACTTTGCGGGCGCGCCGGAGGCGGTCATGCTGCCCCTGCTGCAGTGGCTCACTCGCCACCAGGCCGAGCTGCTGGCCAACCCGGCCAACCGCGAGAAACTGACCTTCGAGGTCGACGTGCTCGCCGACGACCTGGTGGACTTGGCCATCAAGCTGCCCCTCACCGAGCGGATCCGCGTCGTTCGGGATGACCAGGGCAACCTGCAGATGCAACACCTGCCCGAGCCGCCCACCGAGGGCGAGCACGCCGACACGCTCGCTGGCGGTGCAGTGTTCGACGGCGGCGCACTGGTCGCCACGTTGCCGGCCATCGGCGCATGAGCGAGGATCTGGAGCGTCTGGAGGCATGGGCCGCGCCGCTCCTGCAGCAGCTCCAGCCCGCCCAACGCAACCGGCTTGCCCGCAAGGTGGGCATGGCCCTGCGCCGCTCACAGCAGAAGCGCATTGCCTCCCAGCAGAATCCGGATGGCTCTCCCTACGCGCCTCGCCGAGCGCCAACGCCACGACGCGCCAAGGCGGGCCGCATCAAGCGGGGCGCGATGTTCGCCAAGATCCGTCAGGCACGCCACATGCGCGTGCGCGCCAACGCCCAAGAGGTATCGGTGGGGTTTGCGGGTAGGGTGTCTCGCATTGCCCGTATCCATCAGGAAGGCCGCGCGGACACCGTGGGAAGCGGTGGCCGCAAGGTGACCTACGAGCGCCGCCTGTTGCTGGGCTTCTCACCTGCCGACGAACAGCTGGTACGCGATCTGATCCTTGATCACTTGGCCGGCCAGTAGCGTAGCCCGCGCTGTTACACGCTGCCGCCCGCTGACTCACGCGCGCGCGATGGGAATCTGGATCGGACCCCCCAGCCGGTGTAGCCGTGTCCACCTTTACCGCCATCGAAGTCGACAAACTGCCCGCGCCGGACATTTTCGAGCAGCTCAGTTTCGAATCGGTATTCGCTGAACGCCTGGCCGAGTTTCGCCGGCTGTGCCCGGAATACACGGCGGTGCTCGAATCCGATCCGGTCATCAAGATCCTGCAGGGCAGTGCCTACCGCGAGGTAATGCTGCGTGAGCAGTTCAACCAACGCGCACGCGGTCTGATGCTGCCTTACTCGCGGGGCGGCGACCTGGACAACTTGGCCGTGCCGTATGGCGTGCAGCGCAAGCTGGTGACGCCTGCCGATCCCGAAGCCGGCACCTCGGCGGTGTACGAGAGCGATGAGGACTTCCGGCGCCGAATCCAGCTGGCGCCAGAGGGTTTGTCTGTCGCAGGCCCTGAAGGCGCGTACATCTTCCACACCTTGTCCGCCCACGTGAACGTGCTGGATGCAAGCGTGCACAGCCCGTCGCCTGGCGAGGTCGTGGTCACGGTGCTGTCGCGCCTGGGCAATGGCACGCCGGACGCAGGCCTGCTCGCTGCGGTCGAAGCGGCGCTGCTCAACGGCAATGTTCGGCCTCTCACCGATCACGTGACAGTGGCCGCCGCCCAGGTGACGCCCTACGAGATCCGTGCGGAGCTGACCACCTTCAACGGTCCCGACAGCGGCTTGGTCATCGCAGAAGCGAACCGGCGCGTGGAGCAGTTCCGCAGCCAGTCGCAACGCCTTGACCGCGACGTGCCGCTCTCGGCCCTGTATGCGGTGCTGCACGTCGAAGGGGTGCAGCGCGTCAAGCTGATTAGCCCGGCCGCAGACATCATCGTCAACGCGCAGGCCGCTGCGTACTGCACGGCCGTGGTGATCGAGCACGTTGGCACCAATGAGTGACCATCGTTCCCTACTGCCGCCTAACAGCTCGGCCTTGGAGCGGGGCGTCGAGGGCGCTGATGCGCAGCTCGCAGACATTCCCATGGTCCACCACACCCTGTGGAACCCCTGGACCTGCCCGGCCGAGTTCCTGCCCTTCCTGGCCTGGACGGTCTCGGTTGACACGTGGAGCAGCGAATGGCCCGAGCACATCAAGCGCTCGCGGATCGCCAGCTCGTTCCAGATCCAGCGCCACAAAGGCACGGCAAAAAGCATTGCCGATGTCGTGGCCAGCTTTGGTGGCCAGGTGCAGCTGCGGGAATGGTGGCAGCAGGAGCCGCCTGGGCAGCCGCACACCTTCGACCTGCTGCTGACCCTGAGCGGTCAAGGCGGCCAGGAAGCAACCGCTGAGTTCATCGACCAGGTCATGGCAGCGGTCAACCGCACCAAGCCGGTGCGCTCGCACTTCACCTTCACGCAGGGCATCAACGTTGAGGGCGCTGTCGGCGTCCTGGGCGTCGCCCGCGTGCTCACCTCCACCCGCCTGCAGCTGGCGGCGAGCGAACCGTAGGAACAGCCCCATGCCCGTGCCACAGATCACCATCACCCCCGCAGGCTTCGCCGCCATCGTCAATGCCGAGCACACCGGCACTGCGCCGGTGAAGCTGACCCATGTCGGCCTGACCGCGCAGCACTTCGACGTGGCCACGGTGGGCGCAGCGGTGCCGGGCGAAGCCAAGCGCCTGACCACCTTTGCCGGCCAGGCCGTGGCCACCGACACGCTGCACCTGAACGTGCGCGACGATACCGCCGATGCGTACGCCCTGCGCGGGTTTGGCCTCTACCTGCAGGACGGCACACTCTTCGCCGTGTACTCCCAGGTGGCGCCCATCATGGAGAAGGCGGCAGCTGCCACCATGCTGCTCGCCACCGATATCCGCTTCGCCAAGATCAACGCCACCAGCATCGAAGTCGGCGACATTGACTTTGTGAATCCGCCGGCCACGTCCACGCAAGCCGGCGTTGTCCGGCTGGGCACCGATCAGGAGGCAGAGGCCGGCGCCGACAACACAACGGCGGTCACCCCACGGGGGCTGGCCCGTTACGTCACCAAGCGCTTTGGCGAGGGCGCCCCCAGCGCGTTCGTGAAGAGCCTGCTGGGCTTGGCAACCGCCGCGCTGTTCCGCACCGAGCTGGGCCTGCGCAGCGCCGCGCTGCGCGATGAAGGCCCTGGCAACGGACTGAATGCGGATCTCCTTGATGGCAACCACGGAGACTATTACCGCGACTGGCGTAACCTCACCGGGGTGCCTTCGCTCTTCGCCCCTGCGCCCCACACGCAGGCCTGGGACACCATCACTGGCCAGCCGGAGACGGCTAATCGCTGGCCCAGTTGGGGCGAAGTAACCGGCAGGCCGGCCACCTACCCGCCGAGTGGCCACTCGCACCCGTGGTCGGAGATTGCAGGCGCGCCCGATACCGCGACGCGCTGGCCCACGTGGAACGAGGTCACCAGCAAGCCGGCGCTGTTCCCGCCGTCGGCGCATACGCACGCGGAGTACCTCCAGAAGTCCGGCGACACCATGACTGGACCGCTGAACATCAACGGCAACGCGCTGCGAATCTACGGCTGGGGTGGGAACGCGAAATCCGGCGTCATCTACTTCGGGGCTGAGGAAAGCTACATCTTCAAGAATGGTTCGAACTTCGACATCCGGAACGAGAGCGGCGGCTACACCGCGACCATCGTTCGCGGCGGCAACATTCTGACCTCGAACGGCGATCAGGCCATCAATACCGGAACGCTGCGGATCATGCCGACTGCTGGTGGCGATCAGCTTTTCATACGCGCGAACGGCGCGCTGGGCGTCGGCATTGACGCGGTGAACAACAGCAACGGCGCTTACGCGGCGCTGTCACTTCGCGGCACCTCTATTGGGCTGAACGGTCCCACGGTCGTCAATCACAACCTGAGCGTTACGGGTGACTTCTCCAATGGTGGCGCCTGCGTATTCTCCAACGGCGGTGTTCGCACTACCGAAGGGTCGCTGACGCACTGTGGGTATGTTTCATTCCATACCACCAACGGCACCCGTCGCGGGTACATCGGCTGGAACGACGGTAGCAGCCGCCTTCAGTACAGTGCCGAGAACGGCTTTGTCGGGCATGCGTTCATCGGAACCGTGGCCGCATCAGGCGGATTCGACTTCGGTTCCTCGCTGAAGCTCAAGGAACGCATCGGCGAGGTTCCGTACACGCTGGATGACCTGGCGCGCATCGACGTGTTCATCGGCAAGTACAAGGCCGAATACAACAACGACGGGCGCCAGCGCATCTTCCAGTCCGCAGAATCGCTGGCCCAAGCAGCTCCCGAAACCGTCGACCAGGAGGGTGTGCACTTCGAAGGGGAGAACGTAGCGTCCCTGAAGGTGGATCAGGTGCAGGCGCTGCAAACTCACTTCCTGCAGCTGCTGAACCGGGAGAGCCGCAAACACGCCCAGGAGATCGCCGGCCTGCATGCGGCATTTCAAGCGCTAAGGGAGGGACGCTGATATGACCAGCGGGTTTCGTTTCCAAGGTGTTGACTTCGATAACCTGTTTGATCCTGACTTGATGGGGGACGGCCCCGCCGCTGCCGGCCTCCGACAGCAGGGAGGCGCACAGCTGCGCTACGCGCATATCCGATACGGACAGAAGCGTGCGGATGTCGGCTTCCGCGTCGGCGGCCAAGACGTGTCAAACCTATGGGCGGCGAAGGGAACGGCCACCTACACATTGCCGATCAACGGCCAAGCATTTGCCGCACACAATCAGTCCCGCACCAATTCCACCGGCTCGGCGGTGGCGACGGTTACGTTCGTGATAGAGAGCAACGGAACCTATCGGGTGCTGCAGACCACGACCGGCGGAGGCAATAACACAGGCGCTGACCCCATAACGGGGACGTGGCTGCCGGCAGGCGCCACGGTGGCCGAGTACGACGTTCAGTTCGAGGCCGCGAACGTGGGCGCAGCGTCCATCAGCAACGGTGCCGCGTCCTATGCGCCGTGCAGCGCATCCCGTTCCATATCCGCCTCGGTGTCGGTACCCGCCGCATCGCTGGACAACGTATCTGCGGAAGTGACACTGGTCATCCGACTGCGGCGATCCAATGGGGCTGTATCCACAACCCAGATCGTTGCCAAGGTCGGCGCGTCAGGCTGGTATTGACCGCTGCGCTGTAGCGGGCGCTTCTACGTCGCCCGCTACGTGCGCGCGCGAGGCATGGGGCTGAACATGAGTGCATGGATAGCGCTCTGCCCCAACAGCTCAATAATCTACTCCGAGACGGCGTGGTCACCGAGGTCGACCACCAGCAGATGCTGTGTCGCGTCAGCAGTGGCGAGACCCATACCGACTTCATTCCATGGCTGGCCACCGCTGCAGGTGAATTGTCGACCTGGGCACCGCCCAGCGTCGGTGAGCAGGTAAAGCTGTTGTGCACCGATGGTGACCTGGCCAACGCTATCGTACTGCGCGGGTTGTACAGCGCGCAGTACCCGGCCCCCGCCACCGATCCGGACGTGGTCTTGGTGCAGTTCAAGGACGGCGCTGTGGTTGCCTACAACAGTGCATCTCATGCGCTATCGGCCATCCTTCCTGCCGGTGGAAGCGTGGCAGTTCAGGCAGATGGCGGCGTGGCCATCACCGGCCCGGTCACCATCACTGGCGACACCCAAATCACTGGCAGGGTGACCATCACCGGCAGAGCTGAGGCGTCCGAAGACGTGGTCGGCGGCGGGGTCAGCCTCAAGCAGCACAAGCACACCGCCGTCCAGCCCGGCAGCGGCACGTCGGGGCCGCCGCAGTGATCGGCATGGACGCCCGCACAGGCGCGTTCAGCGACGACACGGCGCACCTGCGCCAGTCCATCGCGGACATCCTTACCACCCCTATCGGTTCGCGCATCGAGCGTCGTGACTACGGATCGCTGCTGCCGGAGCTGATCGACCAGCCTTTCAACGATGCAACCAAGCTGAAGCTTTTCGGCGCCGCCGCCACTGCGCTGCTGCGCTGGGAGCCGCGGATCCGGTTGACCCGCATCGGCCTGAGCCGTGCAAACGAGCCAGGCACGTTCGTGCTGGACCTCGACGGCCAGCGTGCCGTACCCACCGGGGCGTCCCGCGCAACCCGCCTCTCCGTCCCGCTTCGCTTCCGCATCCCCTAACCGCAGGAGTCACCCATGGCCACCGAATATCACCACGGCGTACGTGTCATCGAAATCAACGGCGGCGTGCGGCCCATCCGCACCGTCGCTACGGCCGTTATCGGCATCGTCTGCACCGGCGAAGACGCCGATGCAACCCTGTTCCCCTTGAACCGACCGGTGCTGCTGACCGACGTGCTGGGCTCGATTGGCAAGGCCGGCACCAGCGGTACGCTGCGCGCCACGCTGCAGGCCATCGCCGACCAAGCCAATGCCATCACCGTGGTGGTTCGCGTCCCCGAAGGCGACGACGACAGCACCACCACCGCGAACGTGATCGGCAAGAAGGACGGCGCGACCTACACCGGCCTGCAGGCGCTGTTGGTGTCCGAAGCCCAGGTGGGTGTGCGCCCGCGCATCCTGGGCGCCCCGGGTCTGGATACCCAGCCGGTGGTCGCCGCGCTGGCCGTGATCGCCAAGAAGCTGCGTGCCATGGCCTATGTCAGCTGCGCCGCGAGCGCGTCCGTGCCCGAGGCCATCGCCTACCGTGCGCAGTTCAGCGACCGCGAGCTGATGCTGATCTATCCCGACTTCGTGGCCTTCAATACCGCCGACGCAACCAGCGGCATGGCCTTCGCCACGGCACGTGCGCTTGGCCTGCGCGCCATGATCGATGAACAGCAGGGGTGGCATAAGTCCCTGTCCAACGTCGCAGTGGCCGGCGTCACGGGCATCAGCCGTGACGTGCACTGGGACCTGCAGGATCCGGCTACCGACGCCGGCATGCTCAATGCTGCCGACATCACGACCTTGATCAACTCCAATGGCTACAAGTTCTGGGGTTCGCGCACCTGTAGTGATGACCCGCTGTTTGCCTTCGAGACGGCGACCCGGACGGCGCAGATCCTGGCCGACACCATTGCCGAGGCGCAGCTGGTCTACATCGACAAGCCGCTGCATCCCTCGCTGGTGCGCGACATGATCGAGAGCATCAATGCCAAGTTCCGCGAGCTGGTCAACGCAGGCTACCTGCTCGGCGCCACCGCCTGGTACGACGAAGGGGCGAACCTGCCGACCCAGCTCGCCGGTGGCCGGTTGGCCATCGACTTCAACTACACCCCGGTGCCGCCTCTGGAGAACCTGCTGCTCAACCAGCGCATCACCGACCGCTACTTCTCCGACTTTCCGACCCGCATCAGCGGCTGACGCCGCACTGAGGAATCCGCGCCATGTCCATGCCCAGCAAACTGAAGAACCTCAACCTGTTCAACGATGGCGAGAGCTATCTCGGCCAGGTGACCGAGTTCAAGCTGCCCACCCTGACCCGCAAGATGGAGGAGTACCGCGCAGGCGGCATGCTCGGACCCATCGACGTGGACCTCGGTCAGGAAAAGATCGAAGCCGAGTGGAAGTGCGGCGGCCTGATGCGGCAGGTGCTGCGTCAGTACGGCGCCATCCGACACAACGCCGTGCAGCTGCGTTTCGCGGGTGCATATCAGAGTGAGGACAGCGAGAGCGTGGACTCGGTGGAGATCGTCCTGCGCGGTCGCCACAGCGAAGTTGACGCCGGCACCGGCAAGGTCGGTGACGACACCGAGTTCAGCGTCAAGACCTCGGTCAGCTACTACAAGCTGAGCATCAACGGCCAGACCGAGATTGAAATCGACTTGGTCGGCATGGTGTTCATCGTGGACGGCATCGACCTGCAGGCCGCCCAGCGCCGCGCCATCGGCTACTAATCACCGCCCGGCTCTGGCCGGGCCCCTATCCCGAGAGAGACCCCATGAACGATATCCACGCCCCCCTGTCCACGCCCGATTCCTCGGGCAATGTTACCACCGCCCTCATCGGCGGCCTGTCCGTCGCGGTGGACGTTGCCCGTACGGCACCTGCCGGCGAGGTTTCGACCCGCGTCGGTGAATCAGTGGCCGAGTCGGCCAGCCACGTCAACGCTTCGCCGGGCGCCATCGTGCTGGAAAGCCCGATCCGTCGCGGCGACCAGGTGATCACCTCGCTGACCCTGCGAAAGCCGGACGCCGGCACGTTGCGCGGTATCAAGCTGGCCGAACTGCTGCAGATGGATGTCAGTTCGCTCACCACGCTGCTCCCGCGCATCAGCTCGCCCACGCTCACTGCCGCTGACGCCGCCAAGCTCGACCCGACCGATCTGGTGGCCATCGCCACCGAAGTCGGCAATTTTTTCTTGACGAAGGCGCAGCGGGATTTCCCGTCTGCGTAGAGGAATTCATGGCCGATATCGCGGTGATGTTTGCGTTCTCGCTCACCGAGCTGTCGGCCATGTCCCTTGCTGAATTGGTCGAGTGGCGCGAGCGCGCCCGAGTACGTAGCGGAGCAGACCAGTGATACAGTTCGCCTATGGCCACCCTTATCGCCACCCTCTTCATGTTGTTGCTGCTGGCTGCGGTCGGCGCGCTGTTGGTATGGGCGCTGAGCGCGGTCTGCCGCTTCCTGTCTGCGCTGCTGCCGGATCCGTCCGACACGCCTTCGCCGTAGCTATCCGCCCGGTTGTCGTCGCATGAGCGGCGGCAACCTCCGCCTGCAGGTGGTCCTGCAGGCTCTCGACCAAGCCACTGGCCCCTTCCGCAAAGTGCTTGCTGGCAGCAAGGGGCTGTCGGCCGCCCTGCAGCAGCAACAGGCCACGCTGCGCCGGCTCAATGCCGCTCAGCGCGACGTCAGCGCCTTCCGCCAGCAGCAAGAGGCCACGCGCGGGACTGCCTTGGCGCACCGCGAGGCGCAGGAGCGCGTACGGCAGCTGGCCATGCAACTCGCTTCTACCGCTGCTCCCACGCGCAAGCTCAACAACGAGTTCAAGCAGGCCAAGGCCGCAGCCGGCCTGCTCAAGACCCAGCACCAGCAGCAGGCCGTGGAGCTGCAACGCCTGCGCGGTGGCTTGGAACGTGCGGGCATCAGCACCCGGCAGCTGGGCACCCATGAGCGCAAGCTGCGGGGCGACATCGCCGCCGCCACCACGCAGATGGAGCAGCAGCGCGCCCGGTTGGCCTCGCTCGACGCGGCGATGGCCCGTAGCCGCAAGGTGCACGCCGCCGGCATGAACGCGGCCGCGCACGGCGCCGGCATCGCGTTCGCCTCCATGGCTGCGCTCCGCGTCCAAGGTTTCCCCATCGCCCAGGCGATGACCTTCGAGTCGGCCATGGCTGACGTGAAGAAGGTGGTCAACTTCGACACGCCCGAGCAGTTCCAGCAGATGAGCCAGGACGTGGAGGATCTGTCGCGCCGCCTGCCGATGGTTCCTGCCGATATCGCCAAGATCGTGGCCGCCGCCGGCCAGGCGTCGATTCCACGCGAGGAACTGGTGCGGTTCGCAGAGGACGCGGCCAAGATGGGCGTGGCCTTCGACACCAGCGCCGAAGAGGCTGGCCAGACCATGGCCACCTGGCGCACCGCCTTCAAGATGGGCCAGGACGACGTGGTCGTGCTGGCCGACAAGATCAACTACCTGGGCAACACCGGCCCGGCCAGCGTCCAGAAGATCAGCGAGGTCGTGAATCGCATCGGCGCGCTGGGTGAGGTTGCTGGCCTGGGCAGCGGCCCGCTGGCCGCGCTGGGCGCCACCGTGGCCGGAATGGGCATCGAGTCGGAGGTGTCTGCCACCGGCATCAAGAACATGCTGCTTACCCTGTCCTCGGGCGATGCGGCGACCAAGAGCCAGCTCACGGCTTTCAAGAAGCTTGGCCTTAATGCCAAAGACATGGCCAACGCCATGCAGAAGGACGCCGGCGGCGCCATCGTGGGCGTGCTGGAGAAGCTGAAGAAGCTGCCCAAGGCCGAGCAGGCCGCGACCATGACCCAGCTGTTTGGGCGTGAGTCCATCGGCGCGATCGCGCCACTGCTGACCAACCTGGACCTGCTCAAAGGCAACTTCGACAAGGTCACCGACGCGCAGAAGTACGGCGGCTCCATGGGCGCCGAATACGCCGCCCGCGTGGCCACCTCCGAGAACGCGCTGCAGCTGCTCAAGAACAGCGCGCTGGTGGTGGCCCAGTCCATTGGCAAAACGCTACTGCCTGACTTCAAGGCACTGGTGGACCGTACCGCCCAGGTCATCGGCAAGGTCACCGAGTGGGTGCGTGCCAATCCGCAGCTGGTGGCCACCATCGCCAAAGTCGTGGTGGTGGGCACCGCGCTCGCCACCGTCTTGGGCGGCCTGCTGGTCGCCGGCGGCGTGGGTGCCATGGCGCTGACCCAGATCCACAAAGCAATCGCGCTGCTGAGCGGCGGGGGCGGCATCGGCCGGCTGGTCGGCCAGGTGGTCTCGCTGGGCGGCCGCGCCTTCCCCATGCTGCTCAACGTGGGCCGCATGCTTCTGCCGCTGCTGGGCGGCGTCAGTGCACCGGTGCTGGCCATCGGCCTGGCCATCGGCGTCGTAGCCGCCTTGGTGTGGAAGTACTGGGGGCCGATCAAAGCGTTCATGGTCGGCGTGTGGCAGGGTGTCATGGACGTGGTCGGGCCGATCATGGCTGAGCTGATGACCGCGCTCGAGCCGCTCGCCCCCGTGTGGGACATGGTGTCCAGCGCAATGGGTCAGGCATGGGCGTGGGTGCAGAAGCTGTTCGCCCCGTTCGCCGCCACCAGCGAACAGCTGCAGGGCGCAACCGACGCCGGCCGCGGATTCGGTCAGATCCTGGGCACCGTGCTGACCGTCAACCTGCGCATGGCGGTTCAAGCCATCGGCTGGCTGGTGGCGGCGTTCACCACCATCCTGCCAGTAATCCAAAATGCCGTGGGCGGCGCGTGGCAGTACCTGCAAGGCGCGTGGAACATGATCGTGGGCCTGTTCACCGGCAACGGCGACCGCATTCGCACCGGCCTGACCATGATGTGGCAGGGCATCAACCAGGTGCTGATGGGTTGGCCGGCCAGCATGATGCAGGCCGGTATCGACATGATCACCGGCTTGGTAGGCGGCATTACCTCCATGGGCGGGGCTGCACTGGACGCGGTGTCTGGCATCGCATCGGGGATCACCAGCAAGTTCAAAGGCATGCTGGGCATCCACAGCCCCTCGCGCGTATTCGCCCAGTTCGGCGACTACACGATGCAGGGCCTGGCCGGTGGCTTGGACCGCAGTCAAGGCGAGCCGCTGCAGCAGGTGACCAGCCTGGGCGGCCGGATGAAGCAGATGGGCGCCGGCATCGCGCTGGGCGCCGCCTCCATGCCTGTCGTTGCCGGCGGTGCGCCCTTGGTCGCCCCCGGCGCTGGAACGGCCGCAGCGGGCGGCTCAGGCGCTGCTGTCTACAACATCAACGTCACCGCTCCGGCAGGTGCTGACGCCCAGGCATTGGCTCAGATGATCCGCCAAGCCATTGAAGACCACGAACGCAGCAAGGCCACCCGTCAGGGATCGCGCCTGAGCGACTGAGATATCCACCATGATGATGAGCTACGGCACCTTTGTTTTCTCCCTATCTACTGCCGCCTACGAACAGCTGCAGCGCCAGATGACCTGGCGGCATGGATCCAGCGAGCGCGTGGGCGCACGCCCGGCGCGGCAGTACGTCGGTCCAGGCGATGACACGATCAGCCTGCAGGGCAGCATCAGCGCTGAGCTAGCCGACAACCTGCAGGTGCTCGATGAGCTGCGCGAGCTGGGCGACGAAGGCCGCCCGCATGCCCTGGTGGAGGGAACCGGTTTGGTCTACGGCGCCTATCTGCTGGTCAGCCTCAACGAGACGCGCAAGGAGTTCTTCAGCGACGGTGTGCCGCGCCTGATCGAGTTCCAGTTGCAGCTGGAGCGCGTTGACGACAGCGCGGCCGAGGCGGCGGCATGAGCGCGTCGGCCCCCTATCCGCAGGTGATGTGGCGTGTGGTGCTGGACGGCCAGGATCTGACCGACCGCATTGCGCCCCGCCTGCTGGATCTGACCCTCACCGAAAGCCGTGGCGACGAAGCCGACCAGGTGGATCTGCGCGTCCACGACCATGACGGTCGCATTGCCCTTCCCCGCCGTGGCGTCACCCTGCAGGTGGCCATCGGCTGGCGTGACAGCGGCCTCTTCGACAAGGGGACGTTCGTAGTCGATGACGTGGAGCACAGCGGCGCTCCCGACATCCTGACCATCCGAGCGAGGTCGGCCGACTTGACCGGCGCCGTGCGCAGCCGGCGCGAGCGCAGCTGGCATGACACCACCCTGGGCGCGGTCCTGGGCACCATCGCCAGTGATCATTCGCTGCGCGCCTCCATCGCCGACGACCTGGCCAAGATCCCCGTCCCGCACCTTGACCAGGCCAATGAGAGCGATATCAACCTGCTCACGCGGCTGGGCAAACGCTTCGATGCCGTGGCCACGGTCAAGGCAGGCACGCTGGTGTTCGCACCCATCGGCGCCGGGACAACCGCCAGCGGCCAGCCGCTGCCTGGCGTCACCATCACACGCGCCTCGGGCGACCAGCACCGCTTCTCCGTCTCCGACCGCGACAGTTACACCGGCGTGCGGGCGTACTGGGGCGACCGAAATGCGGCCCGCCGCAAGGCCGTGCTGGTTGGCAAGGACAGCAACGAGAAGAAGCTGCAGGCCACGTACGCCACGGAGGCCGAAGCCCGGCAGCAGGCACAGGCAGAGTTCCAGCGCTTGGGACGCGGCACTGCGCAGCTCAGCTACCGGCTGGCGCTTGGGCGCGCTGACATCTATCCGGAACAGACCGTCAACGTCAGCGGCTTCAAGCCCGAGATCGATGGCACCAACTGGCTGGTGGTGAAGGCTACCCACACCATTGATGGCAGCAGCGGATTTGTAACTGCGCTTGAACTTGAACGAGGTTCCTAAGCCTTCAGGTTCCGAACATGTACTCGGTTCGCTCTTTATTAACAAAGCTGCCGACGTACACCGTTGTCTTGAAGCCGAGACGCATCCGATCAAGCAAGCGCCTAATTTCAACCATAGCTAGTGGGAAAAGCTCTTCCTGCTTAGGGGATCTAAACACCACATACACGTCTAAGGCTGACACCTCCTGGAACAGCTCTATCAATTCCACTGCGGAGTGCAATTTGGAACCCACCTTGCTCGGCATAGCCAGCAGATGGTCCCCGGATACTACGGCCACCCCCGTGGTGACAGCGATTGAATCGCTCGTAACGCCGACGGAAACTGCCTCCGAGACGTGTAGCACTCTTTTTGCAAATCCGTTCAGCACTGTCCTTAGGTTCTCGCCGGTCACTGCTCCTAGCGAACGTGATGCCACATCTTCCCGAATAGCAGCATCCCGCCTAGGTGCGGCCTCAGCTTGCCGGGCGTCCGTAATCGCCTTCTGGGTGATGTGAGCCTGAAGATGGTGTTTAGCGTTTTCGATGAAATCTGACAACGTATACATCCAAAATGTCTCGACGCCGGCTCTTCGCCTCATCTCCATCACTAACTCTGGCTGCGGGCGCTTTCCGGAAATGGATCTTGAGTCAAGCCACCAGTCGACTTTGACGTCAGATGTGACCAGTAACAGGCGCGGCACTTTCTTCGCGGCGCACCGCTCTAAAAGCTCCTGCCAGACCATGTAATCGCCGTACTGGCGGTCGTATGTCAGACCGTCGAACATGTATAGATCGCCCGCCTTCTCTTGATCTGAGAAGCCGGGCCCCATCTTCACTAAGTACCGGTCACGGGCTTCTGACTCCGCGCGGGCGACTTGCTCTTGGCCGGCGGGGCGGGACCCCGTTCTGCCGTTAAGTAACTCTTCTACGAATGCGAGAACCGAGTCCGGCGCATTCGGAGAGATATAGTGCTGGCTCTCCGACTTTGTCACGCGAATAAGCTCATCAGCCTTCGCGTTCATTTCCGCCAGCATCGCCGAGAGGTCGGTCCAGCATGCACGTTCTTGCACACGCTGATTTGAAACGACGGCCTTAAACGCGTCGTAGGCGATACGCGCATCTTTGCCCAGCTGCTTTGCAGCAGCGAACTCATCCCGCATGGTATCTAAGCGGTTACGATGGAACTCGACTAGCACGTGATACGGGATCCACAGGCGTTCCCGCACATTCGATAGCAACTCGAATATTTCCTGGCGAGAAGCCGCAGGCATACGATAAAGCCCCAACAGCACGTTTGTATCGAGTGAGATCACTCCATCGCGCCAAAGGGCGTTTACGTCGGCCTCTGTCGGATCAAAGTACCCTGGGAACGTCGCTCTCATACCATTTACCCCCGTACTGTTGTGCTGAAATGCAACCGTTGCGTCGGCCCCATTGGCCGACTGCTGGCGTTCTCCCAGGCAATGCAGGTGAACGTTCCCAGTGAAGACCTGGCCGATCACGGCGCCTTCAAAAACCGTCTGCCCAACGCAACCGCAAGCCTCCGCACCACGCCCCACACCCGCACTGCAACCCATAGTCCGTCACTCTCTATCGCGCGCCACACCGACGCCACATGCGTGCGTGATAGCGGCCTGAATAGAGCTTCGGGTGAGCTTAGATCCCTGCCTTTTTCGGTGCTTTCGCGGGTTTGACCACGATTCTCTGCGCGCGCAGGTCGACGTCACCGCTGATCTGCTGGCCTATCGTGGCGTTCGGGAAATTTGTACGGGGGGCAGCACCGGCTTCTTTGGCGTTTCCGTACAGCGACTCCATCGCCGCGCCCCGCGCGTGCGGCGTCGCTTCCCGCCAGATCTGCAGCAGCTCCGCGTCGGCTTCGGTGATGCGCTCTCGGCGCCCCACCAGCAGGTAGGTAACGTCCAGACCGAGCTTGTCGGCCTCCACGAAGTACGCGCCACCGGGAAGGTGGGCATCCTGCTCGAACAGGATCTGGGTCCGCTTGGCCACTCCACAGGCCGCTGCCATGGCTTCCTGGGTCAGACCCAGCCGCTTCCTTTCTTCCTTCAGCCTATTGCCCACAGACACTTGAAAACCCCCTTGACAGGTGCAGTTAACTTCACCAAGATTCACGCAGCTTTTACACAGGGGAGACGGAATGAAGCCCAAACGGCCTACCAAACCGAAGCTGCGTACGCCGGACCAAGCCCGGCAGTGGCTACGCGATAACGGCGTCACGGTCATCGCCTTTGCCGAGCAGAACAACCTCTGCCGGCATGCAGTGAATGATGCCCTTCGCGGGATCGGCAAGGGGAACTACGGTAAGTCCCACGATGCAGCCGTTGCGCTGCGCATCAAACACGACCCCAATTCTTGCACAAAACCCAGCAAACCCGCGCGTAGGAAAACCCCGTGAGCGGGCCGGTGGGTGGCCGTGCTGTCTTCTCCTGCGAGGCCTGCGGGAGTCGTCTGATCAAGCGCACCAGTTCGCTGGCGCACAAGTTCCTGCGCAACGACGCGTATGTCTGTGAGAACCCGCTGTGCGGCGCGAGCTACAGCGGCCATTCGGAGCTGACCGGGATCGCGAGTCCTAGCGGCGTGCCGAAGGCGCTGCCGAGCGAGTTGCCCCCTACGCCCGGCTTCTTGCGTGCGCAGCTACAACAGGCGTGGAAGCAAGATCGCGGCTGCAACCAGCTCGACATGCTGGATCTGCTGGATGCCGTCGAAGCGTCAGCAGAACGCGACGCGCATCACCACGCCTGACCCATGCCAATCAATCACCCTGAATCGAGCCGGTGGCGAAGCTGCCGGCACAGCGGAGTTGCGCCCGAATGAACCAGAAGACACACCGCGATGGATGGGCCACGGCAATGGCACCTGTCCTGGTCGCCACTCCCGCGCGAGAGAAGCACGTCTCCTTCGCCGAGAAGCAGCACGAGGCGCTGGTTCTGCGTGCCGAGGTGGAAGCCCACATTGCCGCTGGCGGCGCCTTCGAAGTTCTGGGCAACGACGGCTCGGCGGCTGTGTGCGCGTGAACGTGCAAGCCGTTTTGCTTAACCCCCACAAATCCCATCAAATCCCCTTGACACTTGCCCACGGACGGAGCAACTATTCACTCGTCGCCGCCAATTCGGCGACCGGGATTGGTCTCCCGAACGAAATGCGCGCGAAAGCGCCAATGTCACCAGCCGGCGCTTTTTTTGTGCCCGAGCTGTGTGCCGGGCGCGTGTGCCCCCAGCCTTCTTACGGTGGGCGGCGCGGTGGGAGCTTCGGCTCCGCCGGGTTGCGCAATTCCCCGGTAGACCAACTCCGCGTCGTCCACCACCCCCGATTGGTCTCGGCGGTGGCGGACTCCTCGACACGATGGAGAATGCGCACCATGAGTCCTGACGCCCAGATTGCGTCCAGCGGCAGCCCTGCGCGGCAGCTTGCTTTCATCATCGGCCTTATCGCCGACACCACCGAATGGCGCCACACCGAGTACCAGGCATTGACCGCCCGGTTGCTTGCCCTTGGCCTGCCCGTTCTGGCCATCACCCTCGGCGATGTGCTCACCGCCATCACCGCCACGGTGGCCGCCAGCGAAACGCGCCGCACGGAAGAAAAGGGGGAGCTGTGATGGGAAAGGCTACGCCCAATACAAACCTTCGCCCCGTGATTGACCTGGCTTCCGCCAGTCGGGGCATCGTCGTTCGCGCCTCTACCGACAAGAATTGCGTGTACGTGTCCTGCGTACATGCGGAGTCGGATGTGATTGTCTTCATGTTGGCCGCGTACTCCCATGTGATCCGACCTGCAGCCGACCACGCTTTGCAGGTAGGGCAATGCATTTTCCTGCTCGCCCAGGGCGAAGCGCAGCGATTCTTCGCGTGGCTGCACCGCGACGACGATGCTGTACCAGGAGTTCACTGATGGCCAACCGCAACAGCCACCTGCCGCCTGAAGGCAGTCCGGGCGCTCCCTCGGCCACTGATGACCGGGGCGCCCAGCTGATCGCCGGGGCGGATTACCAGCGCCTCTGGCGCGCCGCATTCGCCTGCCGGCTCCTGGCCACCATCACCGAAGAAGTGGCCAAGGAGCACGGCATCGATCCCAACGACACCGCAGCCGTTGCCGAGTACATCCGCGACGACATGTATCTGATCCTCAGCCGCTCCAAGCCCGCAGACGAATAACTCAGTACCGCCTCGGCCCAGCGGCGCGCCAACGCCGCTGGCCCCGGGTCACCCCGCTCAGGAGAGAGCTATGCACCACCCCAACACCACCGCCTCATCCGCGGCGAAAGGCTGATCTGGCCATGCAAGAAGACATCCGCCAGCAAGTCCTGCAGCGCGTAGAGCGGGACTACGGCCTCAAGCACCGCAGCAGCACCGACTACATGCGCGGGGGTAAGTGCCCCCACTGCGGCAAGAAGGAGCTTTACACCAGCTATTCCAAGCCGTGGGTGCTTCGGTGTGGCCGGCAGGCCAAGTGCGGCCAGGAAGTGTTCGTCAAGGATCTGTACGACGACCTGTTCGACGACTACTCCAAGCGCCACGTCCAGACCGAGGCCAAGCCCAACGCTGCCGCCGATGCCTACCTGCAGACCGCACGGGGGTTTGATCTGCGTCCCCTGCAGGGCCTCTACACCCAGGACAACTATTACGACCGGCGGATCACGGCCGGCACCGCCACCGTCCGCTTCCCGCTTGCCAAGGGCGGCTGGTGGGAACGCCTTATTGATCGCCCGCACCGCTTCGGCAAGCAGAAGGCTCGCTTTGCACCTGGTCAGAGCTACGCAGGCGTGTGGTGGGCCGCTCCCGCCGCGTTGGCGGCGATGCGCGAGGTGCGGGAAGTGTGGATCGTGGAAGGCATCTTCGACGCCATCGCACACCTGCAGCGCGGCAACTGCGCCGTGTCAGCCATGTCCAGCAATGCCTTCCCCGAGGCCTCGCTGCGCGAGCTGGCCGCGTCGCGTCCTGGCAACCTGCCGACGCTGATCTGGGCATTGGACAATGAGCCGGGCGCCCGCGCCTATACGCAGCGCCATGCAAAGCGCGCTGAGAAACTCGGCTTCAAGTGCAAGGCCGCCCAGATCGTCCAGCGTGACGGTAAAAAGACCGACTGGAACGACTTGCACCTGCGCGCCTTGGCGGCCGACGACCAGCAGGCCCAGTGGGACGCGGACCTTACCGAGGCTCGGTACCAGGGCGACCTGCTCATGGCCCGTACGGCCATCGACAAGGGCCTGATCACCTACGCCCACGACAAGCAGGCGGAGTTCCATCTGGAACACCACTCGCGCCTCTACTGGTTCGAGTTCGACGCGCTCCGTTACGAGAAGCTGTGCCGCGAGCGCGCGAGCGACCGTGATCTGGACGATCCCGATTCGCTGGAGGAGGAAGAGCTCGCCAAGATCCAGCGCGCCTCCGCGTCCGTGCGCCAAATTGCCAACTGCTATCCGGAGGCGCTGTACTTCCAGCGCCATGAAGCGACTGACGAGAGCTGGTACTTCTTCCGGGTGGACTTCCCGCACGACGCCCCCTCGGTAAAGGGCACCTTCACTGGCCCGCAGGTGGCCAGCTCCACCGAGTTCAAGAAGCGGATCATCAGCCTCGCCCAGGGCGCGGTGTTCAGCGGCTCGGGCCACCAGCTCGACCGCATGATGGAAGACCAGCTGTTCAACATCAAAACCGTCGATACCGTCGATTTCGTTGGGTACAGCCCGGACCATGGCGCGTACATCTTTGGCGACATCGCAGTGCGTAAGGGCGAGATCAGCCTGGCCAACGCCGAGGACTATTTCGAGTTCAGCAAGCTGCGGCTCAAGACCACTCAGAAGTCCATCCGCATGGACATTCAGCGCGACGCCGAGGCGTTCCGCACCGAATGGATGGAGTGGCTGTGGCTATGCTTTGGCACGCACGGCATGATCGCGCTGACCTTCTGGTTCGGGTCGCTCTTCGCCAACCAGATCCGCAGCGCCCACAAATCTTTCCCCTTCCTCGAAGCCACCGGTGAAGCGGGCGCCGGCAAGACCACGCTGCTGACCTTCCTGTGGAAGCTCCTGGCCCGTAGTGACTACGAAGGCTTTGACCCTGCCAAGTCGTCCAAGGCCGGCCGCGCACGCGCCATGGGGCAAATCTCGGGCATGCCGGTCGTGCTGCTCGAGGCCGACCGCGATGCCCCCGACAAAGCCCATTCCAAGTCGTTCGAGTGGGACGAGCTGAAGGACTATTTCGGTGGTGGCACCCTGGCCACGCGCGGCGTGCGCAATGGCGGCAACGACACCTACGAACCGCCCTTCCGGGGCACCATCGTGATCAGCCAGAACGCGGCCGTGGATGCGAGCGAGGCGATCTTGACCCGTATCGTCAAGCTTCACTTTCGCAAGCCGAACGTCACCCCGGAAAGCCGCGTCGCGGCGGACAACCTCAATGCCCTGCAGGTGGAAGACCTCAGCCACTTCCTGATCAAAGCAGTGCGGGCCGAGGGCCAGGTGCTGGAGAAGTTCAAGGAGCGTGTGAGCTACTTCGAGGCCAGGCTGCGCGAGAAGACCGATCTGCGGCTGGAGCGCGTCATCAAGAACCATGCGCAGATGCTCGCGCTGCTGGATTGCCTGCGCTTGGTCATCGACATTCCTGACCACATGGTGGTGTCCACGCGCGACGCCCTGGTCGAAGCGGCCATGGAACGCCAAATGGCCATCAGCGCGGACCACAAGATCGTCAACGAGTTCTGGGAAACCTACGAGTATCTCGAAGGGCTGGCGAACGGCGAGCGTCCCATGCTCAACCACTCCCGCGACGTCAACAAGATCGCGATCAACCTCAACGAGTTCGTGGCAAAGGCCGGACAGCACGGACAGGCGGTTCCTGACTTGGTCGACCTGCGCAAGCACCTTCCTGACTCACGGCGCTACAAGCTCATCAGTGCCAACACCGCCGTGAACAGCAACATCCGCAACACCATGCTCGGCAGCAGCTTCACGGTGAAGTGCTGGGTATTCAAAGCGAAGTAAGGCGACGTGCAACAAGCGGTCCGGCGGGCGGTGCGCCAACACCACCCCAAAGGCCATCCACCAACAGAAGCTCAGGAGAGAGCAATGCAAAAGATGAACGGCGAAGCCGCAACCACCCCCACATCTCCGCTGGATTCCAGCACCGGACACGGGGCGGAGGCTACCACGGGTGCGGGGAATGTGGGGATTGCTGGGGGGACCGGGGAAGAGTGTTGTGCGACGTTGGTGCTGCATGTCACCCACAACAAGGTGATCGCTACCGCGACCCTGAACATGGCAGGCGTGAAGATCGCCCAGCGCGTTCTGGAGCGCCGGAAGGGCCACTTGAGCGGCTGGGTCCTGACCAAGGGCAGCGCCGAATTTGCCCAGGACGCCGACTGGATCTCGGCCGAACTGGCCAAGCTGGCTGATCGCCTGCCCTTCCCATTCGAGGTGGCCAACATGCTGCCAGGGCGCAGGGCCTCCACCGCCTCGGTAGCCCAGGCTGCGCAGGAGGTGGCCCATGGCTAAGTCAGTCGTCGTCTACGGGCCGCAAGGCAGCGCGAAGACCCGTCATGGCCGCGCCATTGCCGAGAAGCACGGTCTGAGCCAAGTGATCGATCTTGAGGACGTGCAGCTGATGGGCGAACGACTGCAGCGGTATGGGTTCCTTTACCTGTCCTGCAGCGAGAGCTACGCCGGACGCGCTGCGAACCTGCTGGGCACCAGCGTGATCCACATCGACCAGGCGCTGGTGAGCCTTGGCGTCGACGCGGGGGTGACCCATGGCTGAGCTGCTCGTACTTCTCCTGGCTCCCGCCGCCGGCGGCGCCATGCTGTACCGCCTTTGGATCAGCCGGCCGGCTCCCCGGCGCCACAGCGGCTTGGCAGTCGGGCAGATCCCGCAGCGGTTGCGGCGCCGCGCTCAGATGGCTGTGCGCCGGGGCGTGGCTCATGGCTGAGCTCATGCTGCGCGATGCACACCGACCCTGCTGCAACTGCGGTTCAAGTGGCCATCTGGATTTTGTGGAGATCCCTTCGAGCGTTCGCACGTATGCGAAGGATGGTGCCGAGTACCAGGACTACTTCGGCCCCAGTCGCGATTACGAGTGCAGGAATTGCGGCGCCGCCTTCACCTTGACCGACTGGGAGACGAACGTGGTGGTCGGAGGCGAGCCATGACACAGCGCGAAATGACGCCCCCTCGGCCGTTACCGCGCTGCCCCCATGTCCACCTACCGCGATACATGTTCGATGCGAGGCGGGTTGAGTCGAAGGGCGGCCATTTCATCCAGTGCCGCTGCAGTTGCACGCCGAAGTGCCCCACGTTCGACCTTGCGTGGGCGCACTGGCACAAGATGCATGGGCTACGGCCCGCCGAGACGCCAGCGCCAGAAGTGGCAAGCAATGTCGTCCAACTTGGGTTGAGATTGACGGGGGGTGCCGCGTGATGCGCGAGGTTGTGCACTTCGCTGCGCTGCAGCGACTGTGCCGGCCCGCTGGGCCGCCACCCCGGGCATCGACGGTCTGCCGCTGGGCAGACCGTCAAGGTATCCGGTACAAGTACGACGCACAGGGCGGCATCTGGACCACCGAGGCGGCGCTCAACGCCGCGCTCGGGCTGGGCCAGGCTGACCCAGAAATCGAACGAGAAGAGGATCTGATCTGATGGGTGTCGGCAGGAAGCGCAAGTTCAACCCGGAGACACCTGCGCACATTGACCAGGCGGCGCTGCCACGCGGCATTTACTGGGCGGACGGTCGATGGTTCGTCTATCTCCCGCATTCCGAAGGCGGTCGGCGCGTGAAAAAGACCGTCGCCTACAAGAGCGCGAGGCTGTCTGATCTACACGCCATCGTGGAAGCCCAGATCAACGGGCATCCACGCGGCACCTTGCGCTACCTGTTCGACCGCTTTCACGAATCCATGGAATTCAAGGAACTCACACTGGGCACACAGGGTGATTACCGGCGCTACGCGGATGTCCTGGCCGCTTACATCCGCCGCGACGGCACCAGCCTTGGGGACGTGCAGGTGGATCGCATCACGACCCCCGTCGTGCAGCGTCTAGTCGAGGTGTTCGCCATGGGCCGGCCTGCCAATCGCCAGCAGCCCGCGCTGCCACCGACCCCAAGCAAGGCAAACCACCTATTCCGGTACCTGCGTCGAACGCTCGCGTGGGGCGTGCGCAGCGGCCTGTGTGCGCACAACCCCGCCGCCGGCGTCCGCCAAGCTAAGGAAGCCAAACAGCATCGCATGCCGACCCCCGCCGCGTTCGACCTGGTACTCGCGTTTGCTCGCGAGCGCGGTGCTCGGCCATCGCACACGAAGGGCAGCTGCCCGCCTTACATCGCACCGGTCATGGTGCTTGCCTATAGTGCGCGCCTGCGCGGCATTGAGGTTTGCACCCTGACCGATGCCCACCGGCTGCGGGAAGGCGTGCACGGGCAGCGCAGGAAGGGTTCGCGGGACTCCGTGACCGAGTGGGATGAAGCGATGGCTGCCGCATGGGAGGAACTGGCGGCCCGCCGCAGCGCGATCTGGAATCGAGAGGGGCGAAACTTTGCTGTGCCCCTGCGGCCAGAGAACCGCGTGCTGTTGGTGGAACAGACCGGCAACCCGATGGCCAAGTCATCTTTAGAGAGCTCGTGGCAGCGCTTCATCACAATGGCCATGCGCGAGGGCGTGATCGAGAAACAGGATCGCTTTTCGCTGCACGGGTTGAAGCATCGCGGCGTCACCGATACGGTCGGCAACCGAGGCGACAAGCAGGACGCGGCAGGCCACCAGTCGCCGGCGACGACCGGGCGCTACGACCACGATCTGCCTGTCGTGAAACCTCCACGACGTCGCTAA